ACGAATAGCCTTTCATTTTCTAATAGGTAAGTTGGGAATGTTTCTGTTGATTTTGTTAATGGAGATTTTTGAATGTTATAAAAATCCATTCTTTGAAGTCTTTGGAGTTCGACTTCTTCTTTGTAATTAACAACACCTAGCCTGTAAAGCTCTACCGTATTATTAAAAACGTCAGTAGTTGGTAATGTAAAGTGAGCAGGTGTTGGAGAGGCAGCGGCTACATAAGTAGCAGGGCCTGATGTTTTAAATATAGAAAGGTGTTCATCAATAGCAGCAACTCTATCTGCATAATCTGTATCCGTTTGAGGTACACGCAGTTGCTGATTTAAGTCCTCGCCATACTGTTCAAATATTTCTAATTGAACTTGAGTAGCAATTTTATTAAACTCGTCTGGGGTTACATATCCCCTTTCTTCCTTGTTGAGTATTAACAATACAGTCTTATATACCGTATTTATATTTATTGCCATATTATTTTTTTGTTTTATTTATAAAGGTAGGCCAACATTAAGTCAGCCTACCATCATAAATTATAGTTACATATTAAGAGAATTTTTTCTCTATACTTTTGTATACTAGCATTCCTTCGTCAGTTTTAAACCAACTAGCTAATGCTGAGTAAGGGTGTTCATCAAAAGGAACCGTCATTAGCTTCTTGCCGTTAGCAGCCCATTTGAATGTTTTCTGGTCATCAGACAAAGTTATTATGTTTGCTTCCACTGCTCTAATACCAAAACTTCTAAGCTCTACATTTTCATCATGCGCTAGGCTTATAAATAAAGCTGGGTTACTTCTTGCTAAAAGCAGTAAGTCTCTTTTAAGTTCTTTGCTGTTCATTTTAGATACAGCACTACCTAATTCAGTTCTTAATATTGCCTCAGCGTGGTCTACATCGAGAGTATTAGCTAGGTTTAAAGCCTCTATCTCAAGCTGTATGTTATCTAACTCATTCGAAGCTTCTTTAACCTCATCTTGCTCCTTATACGTACCACCTTTCTGTGGATGATATAACGATAATAATTTTTGTAAATTTTGTTTACTTTTAGGTACTAATAGCACTCCGTCTTCAAAAACAATATGTGCAATTGTTACATGCCCTTTTTGCTCATCCACAAATGGAGAGTTTTGATTTGTAGCATATCTTAGTTCTCTTTGAGTTCCAGTCTCTTCATCAAAATACAAAAGAGGGAATCTTGAAGAATGCTTACTGCAAAGGGTAAATGTCAGTGGAGACGTTCCATTTGCTAAATAATATCTTCTATCCTTAATTTCCCATTTAGGAGTTAAATCTTTTTGTTCAACAACAGGAGCTGTAATTACAGTCTCTTCTTGAATAAACTCTTGTGCAGGTGCTACATCTTTTGTAGTAACCTTGCTTCTTGGGGCTTTTGTTGCCATAATATAATATGATATAAAATAAATAATAAAAGTAATAATTACCCCCGCCTAAAAGACGAGGGTAAGAATCACAATAGTTAATACTAAACAGTAGCTGTAAACAATACGAAATTGTTAGCAGCTTGAGTTACTAAACATCTCTCAGATAAGAAGTTTACAGTCATTGCATCTAAATCAGAGGTAGCAGCACCACCAACAGATCCAGTAAGCCAAGACTTCATTCTACGGTCATCAGCTTCAGAAGCTCTGTATCGTACATGTAGAAATGGTCGTCTGATGTTAGTTCCTAGCATTTGATCGTAAACTGTGCTTGTTCCAGCAGGAACCAAAACACCGTCAATATCTTTAACTAATCCTCTAGTTGAAGCATCGTTTAAGTATTTCCAATCAGTCTTATAGAAATCATAAGAACCACGTCTGAAACCATCAAATCCTAAGTTCAATGCCATTTCTTCAGAGTTTTCAAAAACTCCGTAAGAAGTACCACCAGCTCCATAAGAGTTCTGAGCAGCTAACATATCGTCAAAATCCAAAGAAGTAGACCTGTTTAAAAACAGCATGTTTTCTTCAATAGCTCCTTGCTTGTCAAGATTCTGTAGAATAAAATCAAAATCCTGCAAAGCTGTTCTGTTTCCAACACCTGGAGTTACATCACCACTAGCATAATTTTGGTACACATTACCTCTTCCTTTTATAGCAGCAAATAATCCTTCAGTACCAGCAGAAGTAACAGTAGCATTTAAAGCGGCAGGAACAGTAGAACCGTTTCCAGCTAATTCGCCTTCAACAACAGCCATTTCTAGATAATCTTGAAAACGTAGACGAGTCTCGCCTTCTGATTTCAAATACCATAGGTATCCTGATGTTCCGTCTTCAGCAGCAACTTCAACCCAACCAATTTGAGCAGCGTCAGAACCATTTATTTCATAAGTATCCTTAATAATAATTGGCTTGTTACTGAACTGTGTGAAAGAAGCTTCAAGAGAACCAACCATTCCAGTTGTTCCTTTAGCAAATTCAGAACCATAAACGAATAAGTTTACAGCTTCATTACCAAAAGTTACATCACCAGCAGCATTAGAAGTGAAAAGTTCCTGCGTATAAGGAAGTAAAGTAAATGTTTGTGTTCCAGCAACAGCATCAGATACATATGCTTTCAATGTTCTTAAGCCATCAGCACTAGATACAACAACAGTATTTCCAACTCTAACAGAGTTGTTTAATGCACTACCCAATGTAACTACACCTGTAGCGGCAACAATTGATACCGTAGAATTAGCAGTTACAGTGTCGTTCTGATATCCAATATGTAATCTGTTTTGCTCAGACCATACAACTTGGTCAGAAGTCATTGGCATTTCAGCTCCAACCATACGCAAGAATCCAGATAAAGTTCTGTTTCCGTATCGTTCTACTTCAGCTTCATAAATTTCTGGTAAATACTGTTGTGAAAAATCATTACCAGCTCCGCTAGTAAAATCTAAATAATTACCAATTAAGGTTTGTTTTGTAGGTGTCGGTACTAAGCTAAATTTGCCTAGTGGATCACCTGATCCGAATTGTCCCATTTTTTTTGTTTTTTTTAATTATTAATTGTTAAAACTTCTCTTTTTAATTTTTAATTTAGAAGAATCCACTCCATTTACGGCCTTAACTTTTAAACCATTAATAAAAACATTGCCACTGGCAGTCTCTCTAGGTTTAGTTGAAACGTTCTTAGAACTAGCTACAACTTCCTTGACAGCATCAGATTTGCCTTGCTCATAAAAATGACTTGCAATCTTGTCCACGTTAGAGGCAGCATACATAGCTTTGTGATAGCCATTATAATCTGATACATCTCCTTTATCGTCTAGAAACTTTCTAACAAAATCGGATATATTAGATTGTTCAGATGCAACTTTAGTAGGATTATTAATGCCATATCTAAATTTCTTTTCTCCGATATTGAAATCAAAACCTTTGAAATCATCGTTTAAGAGATTAAATGTGCCTTTTTTAAACTCATCCCTTTTTTGTTGTAACCTGCTTTCCTCTTTTTTGTGTCGATTGAAAAAGTCAATAGCTCTCTTTTGCTCTTGGGTTACGCCTGGTCTCAACTTGATCTCATCGTAATATTTACCCTTTAAGTCATCTAAAAAGCTATTAGCCCTTGCAACCTCCTCCTTAAACGCAAGTTTTTTCTTGCGAATGTCTCTTTCATCATCGTAGTCTTCGTCAAATTTGAAGTTGTCTTCTATCAGAAAGGATATTTCCTCAGCGTCTAAGTGAGGCTTACTTTTACTATAATACTCTCTTAGTAGAGTATTGCTATCTATATTGCTATAGTCAGCATTCAATCTTACATAATCTTCTATATTACCACCAGTGTCTTTCATAAAAGAGACCAGCTTTTCAATGTTTTCTGGTAATGGATTTCCAGTTTCCTCTGACTCATTAATAGCGTTAACAACTTCTTTGGTCGTTTCACTAACCTCTTCTTCGTCAGTTATTTCTTGTATGGCTGAAAACCCATCATCTTGAATGGAGTCTTCCCTTGGTGATACTTCTGCTTCCACTTCTTGTACAGTTTCGGCCTGTTTATCTGCAACCAAGTTTGTTGTTTCTTGCTCTGTATTGGCATCCTTTTTCTCTTCACTAGAAGGTATTACAACTTTAGTTACCTCTGATTCTTCTGCTTTCTTAGCAGACAAGTCCACCTTAATAACTTCAGGTTGTTTACCTAGTTTTTTCATTGAAGATTTTTTCTTTATCTTAAAGTCACCCTCTTGTTTTACTTCTTTTTCTTCTGACATAATATAATATAATATAAATTAAAAATTAACTTGGGTCAAAATCTCCTAAACCAAACCCTCCACTTAAAACATCATTACCTGTAGATTCAAAGTTTTTAGGTAATAAATTGTTTTTTCTTTGGTCAATCATTTCGGATTGTTGAGTTCCTGTTATCTTAACCCTTTTATCTTTCCTATCTTCTATTTCTTTTTCTTTTAACCCTTCAGCTTTTACCCTAACCTGAGCTAGTTGCATATTGAAGTTAAATTCAGCAGTCATTAACTCTCTTTTTATTTGTGCCTCAGCTCGCATTCTCTGTATCTCAAATTGAGATTTAGCTTGCTCTACACTTACCTTTTCAGCGGTTAACGCTTGCTGTTTCTGCACCTCAGACATTGCTGCTTTTTCAGCTAACTCTGCATTAGCTTGTGCTTGTGCTTGTATGTTAGCCTGTTGTGCTTGTTGTGCGGCAGCTTGTTTTTTCCTTCTCTTGTCCTTCAGCATTTCATTTGCTAATTGAAGGTTTCTTACCTGTCTTATATCTATAGCGTCCTCTAAGTCAATACCTCCTGTTTGCAATGCAACCTGTATATTTTGCTCTAATTGAGACTTCTCTTCATCATCTGGCTCTAACTCCAAGAAGATACCAAAGTCGTGTAAGTTTAATTTACTTATTTCGGCTAAGGTTGCTGCATTAAATTTAGAAATGCTTGATTGAAGTGAATTAGATGTTAATGCAAACTCTAGTGAATCAGCCACCCTTAATGATATGTTTTCACATATTCTAAGTGATATATAACAACTAGCCTGTAGTATGTGTCTTGTTGCTACATTTGATTGATTAGCAGCCATCTTCTGCAATCCTACTAAAGCATCTTTAGCTGGAGCAGAACCGTCTCTAGCCTCGTTAAGTCCAGTAACATCTCTTATCATTTGCAAATAATACTGATAGGTCTGTATTAGAGACTGTATCTTAGCACCTCCGCTTGATGTTTGTAGCTCTTGAATAGGAACCTTTGCTCTATTCATATCGCCATCTTGCGTAAGTGACCTACCTAGAACACTACCAGTCTGGAAGTACATATTAAGTGCCTCGGCTGGATTATAGTTTGTTCCGTTACCTAAATCTACTTCTGCCAATCCATCAACATCTAAGAATACTCCATCAGGAACCATTCTAGACATTACCTGTTGCAGTTTTAAATGTGTAAGCTGAATCATATCAGCAAATCCAGTTATCTTACTTACAATAGACTCTATTCTACCTTGATACATCCTAGGAGCGCACATAACGTAGTTCATTTCTACCTTAGTAGTATCCGAAAATGGCCTAGTCATATTCTCTGACAGCTCCCACTTAAGCATTTGATTATTACCCAATACTTTAGCACCACTGTACAACACCTCTATACTTCTTGACACTTTTTTAAATGTATCGTTTTCAGGAGGATTAAATTCGTCTGTTTTTTGTATTGCTTTTTCTAAACCATTAAGACCTTGCTTAATTTTAAATACTTGATGATTATAAGTCTTATACTCAAAAAATAAAACTTGAACGCTATTTCTATCGTAATCATTCCACCCAGTAACGTATTCCCTGTTACCTGGCATTTTTTCTATCTTCTCTAACTCTTCATTTGATATATTAGGAAATTGCTTTTTTAACTCAGGTATTGTAAGGGACTTAACCTCACCAACATAATACACATCCTCAAAGTTAGGATCATCAGTATAGGAGTAAATCATTCTAGCAGGGTCACAGTATTCGAGAACCACACCCTCTGCTTTATTCCATGTAGTCTTAGCAGCACCAATTCCTAGTACAGCTAAATCATAATTAAATCTTTTCTTTACCTCGTTAAATTTATTTTTATCTAGAACATGATTTATAACCTCCTCCTCAGCCACCTCAATAGACTGCTTGTAGTCTAATTGCATATGCAAGGATAATTCTTCTTGATTTCTAGGAAGATTTTCTGGGTCTGTAGTGTTAAAAGTATTAACCCCAAGTTGTCTGTTTAACTCCTCTATCTCCTCTCGGCCTACCATGTCTTGCATTATAGCCTCAGCGTAGTCTGTTCTTTTCTTTATAGCCGCAGGGTCTTGTGCGTATGCCTTTATTTTAAAATCTTTTTCAGTAATACCGTTGACTACAATATCAACAAACTTAGATATAACAGGAACTGGCTGCCAGTCTAGGTTTAGGTAAGATAAATCACCATTGATTGCTAGTTCATCTTTGTATTTCTGTACTGGCTGCTCCCCTCTTGCGTATAGCCTTAAGTTATGGAAATGGTTATAGTTTTGTGAAAATCTATTTCCCATACCGCCCTGCATAAACCATTCTGATTCTACGGCCCTGCCAACTTGCACACCATACTCAAAACTTGATTTTTCAGCATCACTAACTACTTGGCTAGGAAATACACTATTTGGGTTTGCGCCTACGTTCATTTATTTATTATTTTTGAAAATTCTCCAGTATTATCGTATTTCTTAAATCCTAGATTTATATTTTTTCGTACCACTTTATTTATTGGTGCGTATCTGTTTCTATTGCAAGCCATTATAGCTAGTCCTGAGCTTATAGAGGCATCGTGCTTAGTTCTGTTATTAATATTAAACCTAGCCCAATCCTCTAACGTCCTCTGAAAGTACATGTCTCCCATCTCATCATCACCTAGTATTCCAACTAATTCCTCTATATAAGTTTCAATTGCAGCGGCATGCGCTTGTTTTATATCTTCACTAGAGTTAGGTATTCCTCCAATCTCTCTTTCTGTTATAGATAACTTATTTGATAACTTATCTGGTCTATTCATAGAGTACCCTCTGTAACCCCTTCTTTTAAAGTGATATAACAGTCTAGGTTTGTTATTCTCTGCTAGTATTGGCATGCCATAAAACACGCAAGCCATAAGTACGTCCTCAAAAAATATCTCAGCGGTTTGTGGTCTAGCTATATATTCTAAAAAGAAGTGATTTGAAGGAGCATCCTCCATACTAAACTTAGTCAAACCATGCAAAGAACCATTAGAACCTCTATTATCTACTGTTCCAGATATATCATAACTATCACAACCAAATGCACCTAAGTGCTCATTACCAGGGTGTTTAATACTATGCTTTGTTACTACCCTATTCTGTAAGCTAACTGAGGGTATCCAACTCACATAAAATCTACCATTTTTATTTGGCATAAATATCACCTTTGTATCTACAACACCATTCTCCCATTGAAAGTTACCCCTTGTAACTAAAGTACTAGAAGCCATAGACTCGTTATGGTCTATTTGTTGGTAAATCTTTGTTAGGTTAAATAATGATTCTTTTGCCTCATCTCTGAATGCATGTTGCTCTGTTCTAGGAAACTGTCTGTAAAATTCGTTTAGACCGTCTTGGTCTTGCTTTAAGCCATTAACTTCATTCTCCCAGTAACTTATTACCCCTTGTTTAATAGGCATTCCATACGGGTCGCTAACTGGTTTCTCTGGTGTATCGAAGACAGGCATTCCGTAAGAATCAATGTATCCCTCGTAATTCCATTCCATAGGTATGAACAAAGAATATAATCCAGAAGCAGTTTGTCCGTTACTGTTTCTTTTTTCAACGTCTGAGGCATAATATAATTTTTTAAAATTGCTACCGCCTTTATCTAAGGCATTGCTTGTTGATCCCATCATACACTTGCCAATAATCCTACTACCTAGCCTTAGACAAGTCTTTGTTACCCTCCAATTGTTTAATATGTTATTAGGCTTTTCCCATTTTCCAGATTCATCGTGCACTAACAGTTTTAGTTTTTCCCCATCATAAGAGTTATCTCCTGTGTTTTTCCAATCAATCGTAGAGTCCAACCCTTTTATATCTGCAACAGTTTCGTTTATATCAAGCTTTCTTCTAGTAAGCTTTGAAGCAGGAACTCTATATGCTAATTCCGTCTTTGG